GTACTGGGATAGATCCATATAAAAAAAGACCCCTCCCCTATACCCTATAAACAAAGACGACTAAAAGCCTTTATCCATAAGAAACAGGAGAGGGGTCTGATCGATACATCTAAAATATTAATTAAAACTTTTTATTCTTTGTCAGGAGATCTGCCATAAGCTTTGAGGCGTCTGACTCAATTTTTATTGCTGGGTGCTGTATGATAGAACCCTTCATATCCCTGACGACAATCCCCTCTTCATCAATCCTTCTTTTAGCCTCATTAATTCGTTCCATCTGTATTGCAATCACGTCTATAATAGACAGAGGAGTATTGTCTCTCACTTGCCCTTCGATAAATTTAATGTTCTCCGATTTCATATGTAAATTTTGGCTCATTCAAATTACTCCTTTTTATATAGTCGCCTTTAACTAATTTAAACATATCGATAGCTTTAACATTTTCTAATGTTGGGGCTTCTGCCCTTAGTTCTTCGGGTTTTACTTCTTTAAAAATATCATCCACAATTGTATCAAAGAAATCGGCAAATTCTTTGTTGTCTGAAACCTCCATATTTTCTATGCGAGGATTTGTATTTAAGTTCATTGATGTCCTGACTACAATATCCCATTTATTATTTCTTATAGTCATAAATTTAGCATGGGTATTAATTGCTCTTATGCTCTTATGTCCGAAAAGGGCAATCATATGAGCGTGGTACTTTGGCTGTCGTGATTGGAACGATCGATCAACGATCATTCTAAAAGAAAGAATTTCTGCCGTCTCAAGTAGTTCAGCCGATTGTGTAAGGTCACCATGTGCCGCAGTCCAAGTGCTAATAGCAATATGTGCCGGGCCAGTTTGATCAAGGATTGCCATCAATCCATCTATTAAAGAAAATTGTCCATAAGTAAGAATAAATGTATCCGTATTTTTTTTTATTATTCCTATTGCTTGAGCTGCCGTGCCTCGTTTACTAACTCTAATCGTTTTATTTTCATTTGCTTTTTTAAAAACTTTTGGCTGTATTTTCACTTTGTTTCTCCCCCTTTATGAACATCTATTTTTATTTTATAATATTTAATCACAGCCTCTTCAATCGCTTTCCCTTGATTTGTATGTCTTTTTAACCACTTAATTAACCACCTGGGCAAGCGGATGGTGATTCGTTCTCTTTTTATATGCTCAAGAGCAGGCTTTCGGCCTGCCCCTTTTCGCGCACCACCTCGATTACTTATTCCCATGAATAATTATTTAATTTAGGTTCAGACGGTTCTATATAAATTTTAGCATCCATAAAACCAGTAAAAAAACCTTTTTTGTTATATTCTTTTGTCTTCTCAATATACCAATCAATTTCGTCCATATTTATTTTATCAATTTCTTCATCGGATAATGTATAATTTTCACAATCATCTTCACTTCCATATATTTTATTCATTTCATCTCTCCTAATATGTTGTACCATTACATGTCATTGCATTTATTACAGAATCATGATGTTTTTTATAATCAAATTTTTTATTTGGTTTATTAATTTTCTTTTCATAACTTCTTGGCTCTGCTTTTTCATATTTTTCACATATACGTTCTTCATTGGCAAACATTTCATGTATTTTTTTTATTCTTTCTTCTTTTTCTTTTTCTGTTTCTTTTATTTCTATATTTAACATCATTTTCTCTCTCCCTCTTTTTAAAAAGTTTTTGTTTCCCTCACCATCTATCTATAGTATACCACCACTATAGATACTTGTCAAGACAAAAATCAATAAAAAGTGAGATTTTTTTATATTTTTTAAAATAAATTATAATTTATTTGAGTGATGTGTCTTGTTATGACATTTGATACAGACGGGCGCCAGGTTTTCCTCATCGTATTTAGCGCCTGCAGGCAGAGGTATTTTATGATGTGGGATTATAGCAGGGGCGATATGGCAATGAGAGCAAATAGGGTTTTTACGCAAGTAATAACGACGAAATTTATCCCATTTGCTATCATAACCGCGTTGGCGGGATGTTTTGCGCATTGAATCATAGTCGCGTTTAGCTTCGATTGAATTATGGTGCCCGGGATTGATGTGATGTTTTTTTGAATGGGATTCACAATAGCCACGCTTGACTAGTTTGCTACATCCTTGCTCTTTACAGGGACGAAGTGGTCTTAGCATGGTATATCAATTTGAAGTCCTGATGGTTATTCCAAAACTATTTTCCACTAAAATAGTTGTTAAGCGTGCAGTAAAGATCGCAGGAGTATCTACTGTGGTATCAATTATGATGAAATGGAAGATATAACCGGCGCTTGAGCCTGTCTGTGCATCTATAACAGCAGTGCTTGTGCCTGCCGTTGAGCTAATAGATCCGGCCCCAGACAATACTTCAAGTTCCATAGCCCATCCTGCAGAAGAACCTTCCAGCACAGGATTTTGATATTGATCTCTGACTTCGGCTGTAATCGAAGCAGTTGAGACTGCAGATGATAAATCCGTATTATTTGCCGATATATCGATAACATGAGGGACAGCCTTTGACCATACTCTGTCTATATCATTATCATTAATCGCTGTTTGGCCATAATGAATGAGTATTCTGGCAAGCTCAAAATGAGCTTCCGGAAGATCCGGTATAGTTGCTGCAGTTGCCGAAGATCTGAATGTGGTGCCTGTGATAAGATCAATAGCTGCGTCAGTGCCTACCGCTATTAAATCATAACGACAATTATTCACCGAAGCAGGCGCGGCGGTAATAGTGGTATTTACACTCGTAACCGATACAGTATCACCTCCTATACGTACAACACCACTATCAATATCAACACTCATTTCAGATACTAAAGATACCTCGCTCACAACACATCCGGACAAAACTCTATTTGTTAGTGTTGACGGATTTGCATATGGAGTATTTTCCCCTATTTTTTGCGCCGGGATAATATGCCCAGGCCCTATTATTTCCAGTGTGTTTCTAAATCCATTTCTATGAGACATTTGAACGGGGCATCCTAATTGCACCCAATTGGGAATCACCATCCAGGACGGTGGAAAATCAACCTGAATTATATCGGTTGAGCCAAGGACTTTCACCCCGCAATTATACGCTGTTGAGTTTATGGACCATATAATGCCATTATGGAGCTCTAAAGATTGCTCTGCCACAGATTTTATATCTTTATTTATAAACTGCCGATTATATGTTTTCATATTTGCCAACCTTCTATGGTGTCAAACATTCCGCCTGCCGCATCTGATTTGCTCGGAATTCTTATTCTGCGGGTTATATTTGTAATATATAATTTCACGTTAGCTTGGCTTATAGGATGAAGAACACTTATAGTATCGCCCTCTTCATCTTGAAGATGACCTATTTTATTAATGGTTACACGGGATCTTTGTAGCCGTGTTATCAGCATTTCATGTTCGGCGACAAAGGTGCATTGAGCATCCGTATATGCAAGAGGTTCGGCAATTGTGCGCTTTATGACACGGCCCATTTTCGTTTGGAAGACTGTGTCATCGGCAATACCCTCAACTGAAGCTTTTACATACCCTATCGGCTGCGCTATTATGGTAGCCTGCCAGTTTGTAACTGATCCTAAAATTCTAAATATTTCTAAAAGGGCCACAGCCTTTACGAAATTGCCTACTATCGGCAGTGTCCCTAACGACAAAGAGCCCGTAATTGCAAGGGCTAATTCAGTAATCAAGAGCGGAGCATCTAATTTTAAGGTTCCGAACGTATTGCTTGCATCCGCAGTCCAAGTCCATTTCAGCTTGTCTTTAAATAAAAAATTGCCTTTCAGATTTTTAACATCGGGGTATGGAGATAAACATTGCAGGGAATAATCATCGGCATAAGGGATTTTAATTTCTTCATTGCCCTGCCACCACCCAATAGTCCCATGTGATATTTGGATTTCTTTCTCCGGATATATGATTTGACTAAACAACCGCTCCTCTGACTGCACTATAATCCTGTTGACATAATCTGAATAATCATTATCCGGGGTAAACTCTAAAATATCCGTTAGATTTGTATACGCATGATCCGTGCCGGCCTCGTCCGTTATTTTCTTAACATCAAATGAGTTATCAACATCGCAGCGCAAAAAATAGCCGAATCTATCACATATAGACCCTACGATGTCTAATATTTTTGCATTAGTCCAGGCGCTATACAGAGGTGTTCGATCATCGATTTCCGAGATTGAAATATTACTATGATCTATTGCGCCTTTTTGATTTAAGATTGCAGTAATAATAGTCTCCGGAAAGGCGCCGGTATATTGCTGCGTCGTGATAAGCTCCATATCTGCTAATGGACTGCTTGAATCTGCGCAAATAACTTGAATTAACGGCATAACGCCTTTTTTATATGAAAGGCTCCTATTCTTGACGTGAAAGGTTCCTTGGTTTTGCCAATATTCAGAGGAAGATACATTTTCTCCAAGCCTGCAGGTGAGGATTGATCCCTTCTTTATATATATTTTTAGCATTGCAAATACATTGCTCTCATCGAAATAATGAGCGGAGACAAGAGTAAACGACAATCTTGCCGATTTATTATCTATTGTACGCTCAATTATGATGTCTTTATCAGTTGAGAGATAGGGGCTTAAATCAAAGGTTGTAACCTCTTTATCCCATTTTAAGGATAAGGACGTTTCCCAAAAGGCATAAAAATCATTAGTTGTAGGCTCTAAACATATAACAGTGTCGGAATTATCCACGCCTTCTATAAATTTAGGAGCCGCGCCGTTGAAATCGCCTTGTGTATCATATCGCGTCACTTGACCGGAATAGTCATCGTTAAAATAGGGCGCAAAAAAAATGTACCTCGATCCGGTAAAAACAGCGCCACGGAACCCTTTTGAGTCGGCATGGACATCCGTGGTATCATACACAGCCCACGATCTGGCAGAAGTGAAAGCCCCGTGTGTATCATAGCGCGTCACTTGTCCAAAAGTCGCGCCATTATTTTGCGGCACAAAAAAAATGAAACGCGAGCCGTCATAAACAGCAGAGGAAAACCCTTTTGAATTGGCATGGACATCCGTGGTGTCATACACAGCCCAGGAAGCGGCATTATCAAAAGCCCCGTGTGTATCATAGCGCGTCACTTGCCCAAAATACGCGCCATTTTCAAATGGCACAAAAAAAATGTAACGACCATCAAAAACAGCAGAGGAAAACCCTTTTGAGTCGGCAAAATCTCCCCCCGGACCCGTGGTGTCATACACAGCCCAGGAATCGGCATTATCAAACGCCCCCTTTGTATCATAGCGCGTGACTTGCCCGAAATACGCGCCATTGTCAAAAGGCACAAAAAAAATGTAGCGCGAGCCGTCATAAACGGCAGAGGAAAACCCTTTTGAATTGGCAAAATCTCCCCCCGGACCTGTCGTATCATACACTGCCCACGACCCGGCTGCATCGAAAGCCCCTTGCGTATCATAGCGCGTCACTTGCCCAAACGGTGCGCCGTTATCATTAGGCACAAAAAAAATGTAACGACCATCAAAAACAGCAGAGGAAAACCCTTTTGAATCTGCAAAATCTCCCCCTGGCCCTGTCGTATCATAAATGGCCCACGACCCGGCTGCATCGAAAGCCCCTTGCGTATCATAGCGCGTCACTTGCCCAAACGGTGCGCCGTTATCATTAGGCACAAAAAAAATGTAACGCGAGCCGTCAAAAACGGCGTTGGAAAACCCTTTTGAATCTGCAAAATCTCCCCCTGGCCCTGTCGTATCATAAATGGCCCACGACCCGGCTGCATCGAAAGCCCCCTGCGTATCATAGCGCGTCACCTGTCCAAATGGTGCGCCATTATCATTAGGCACAAAGAAAATATAGCGCGATCCGTCAAAAACAGCGTTGGAAAACCCTTTTGAGTCGGCAAAATCTCCCCCCGGACCAGTGGTGTCATACACCGAATAAGACGGTAATCCGAAACTAAGCGCCCAAGCGGCGCCTCCCCAATTATTTATTTTGTAGAGAGAGGTTGCTTGCTTAGACCACTTATAATCACTTTGTGTATCATACCGCGTTACTTGTCCAAAAGGCGCGGGGGCATTACTGGGAACAAAGAAAATATTGCGCGAGCCATCATAGACAGCGCCCGCAAACCCTTTTGAGTCGGCATTTACATCCGTGGTGTCATACACAGCCCAGGATGCGGCTTCAGTGAACGCCCCGCGTGTATCATACCGCGTCATCTGCCCAGAAAATGAGCCATTATTATAAGCCACAAAGAAAATATAATGCGAGCCATCATAAACACCGCCCCAAAAGCCTTTTGAATTTGCGAAAGCTCCCCCAGGCCCTGTGGTATCATAAACTGCCCATGATGCTGCATTAGTGAAATCTCCGTGTGTATCATACCGCGTCACTTGGCCATTGTGATTTGGCACAAAGAAAATATAGCGCGAGCCGTCAAAAACACCGCCGCGAAAGCCTAGTGAATTGGCGTTTACCTCTGTCGTATCGTAGACAGCCCATGATGCGGCTTCAGTGAACGCCCCTTGTGTATCATACCGCGTCACTTGGCCAAACACTGCGCCATTATTATTTGGCACAAAGAAAATATAGCGCGAGCCGTCAAAAACAGCGTTCCAAAAGCCTTTTGAATTGGCATGTACCTCTGTCGTATCGTAGACAGCCCATGATGCGGCCTCAGTGAACACCCCTTGTGTATCATAGCGCGTTACTTGCCCAAACGCTGCGCCATTATTATTTGGCACAAAGAAAATATAGCGCGAGCCGTCAAAAATAGCGCCGCGAAAGCCTTTTGAATTGGCAAAAGCTCCACCAGGCCCTGTGGTATCATAGACTGCCCATGATGCTGCATTAGTGAAATCTCCGTCCATATCATAGCGAGTTACTTGACCGAAATAGGCACCATTAAAATTTGGCACAAAGAAAATATAGTGCGAGTCGGCAAAAACAGCGCCCCAAAAGCCTTTTGAATCGGCGTAATCGCCTCCTGGAGAGGTTGTGTCATAGACTGCCCATGATGCTGCATTAGTAAAATCTCCGTCCATATCATAGCGAGTTACTTGACCGGAAGGAGCTCCGTCGTCATATGGCACAAAGAAAATATGGTGTGAGCCGTCAAAAACAGCGCCCTTAAAACCTTTCGAATCGGCAAAATCTCCACCAGGCCCCGTCGTATCGTAAACGTCAAAAGAGTCTATTGGAATCTCTACCTCATTATAAACAATATGCATCTCTGTCGTAGCCTGCTGTGCCGCTATCGGATGACGCGCATATCTACTTGTTGTCGCATATGTAGTAATCTCCACAGCGGATGCCCAATCAACGCCGTCATTGGCAGAAATAGAATAATAGCAGTTGGTTATATCCGTTGCATCGGTGTAGTCAAAAAGAATAAAAACATCATCAGTATCTATCTGACAAAGAGATACATTATATTTTTCTTCGGTAGATATTCCTGCCGGTTCGATAACCGCCTCTGCAGACCAGGAAGAAAAATCATCACAGGTGCGCTTATTAATATTCCATTCCGGATTAGTGTCTTCCACTATATAAACGAGTAGATAATCACCCGATGCCATCAGAATACAAAAAGGGCTTCTTATCGTAGGATAGGAAGCGATGGCATAAGTTTCTATTAACGCATTGCTTGAAACTACGCCGGTTATTGAGAGGATCGTTTGCCGTAAATAATAATCCGATCCGTCGTAGCAGGTAAAAACAAGACCTATTGTTGCGTCGGCAAGCTCTACAATAGTACAATCTGTAATAGTCACCGCGCCACCGAGACCTAAATCCGTCGTATCGTCTAGGGTTACAGTTGTCTCAAAAATTTTCCTCTCTATATCAGAATATATATATTGCAATTTATCAGTGCCAAAGACAGAAATAGAGCATACCCGCCCGGTACTATGAGTTATAACGTTTGGATTAGTCTCATCCGTGGTTTCGGCGGTCAATAAATTACCCTCAAGGGGAATACTCTGCCCGCCGGCATTCTTTATCTCTGCAATAATTTTATGAGAATCGCCATCCTGAGCCGTTTTAAGCGTTGCATTTAAGGTTATTGACAATTATGATGTTACCTCGGACATGATAAGCATTCTTAATGTGCAATTTTTCCTATAATATGCCGCCGAGGATTCTTGCGATATCCAATAACTGCCATCGAGACCTAAAAGATTAACCTCATAAGTAACGGTGGATCCGGGGATATTTGGTGTCCAGATCATAGTGCTGTCGACAGTGATTAGAGCATCTATAGCATCAAACATTGTCGATGGCATTGCATTCCAGTTAAGCGCAATTTCTTTGCCAACAATAGTTTTCCCCCAGGAAAAGAAAGCTACTCCATTATACGTTTTGGTAAAAGAGCATACTTTATCGGATTTAAGTATCGTCATATCCCCAGGGTCCAGGGCAAAGGTTGTGGTACTAATTGACATAGTCATTATGCGTACTTCCTCATAACTTCAATTACGGTTTTTTCAATCTCGACGCGCAATTCACTAGCAAGCAAAGAGTCGCCACTTTCTATTGTTACAGGGACGTTTATGGTAATACCTCCTCCGGCAGTATCGGAAGTTCCCCTTTTTCGAAACCACGAAGTAGGATCAAGAATTTTTTCAATAACTTCTCCCGCATCGCCACCAACTATATCCCCTACTACACTCGCAGGATTTAATAATGTATTAATTGGTGTATTAGTTTTCACAGCATCGGTGATGCTGTCAACCAAAGCATCTGCGGCGCCTTTACCAAATACATCATCATAGATATGCTCTATTGCATCAGCCGTCCATTGCGCAACAATTTTAAGAATATGCGTTTCCTTTAAGGCTTCTAAAATATTCGTTCCTGTCGGATCTTTTATTGCTGCTTGGATTGCTTCTATTTCACTACCAACACCAATATCTAATCCTCCGCTTACGGCTATACCACTAGTTGAAACACCACCGCCAGCACCGCCGCCTGTCGGGGACACAATAGGGCCTCCACTTGGTGTGCTATAACCTAATGGCCCCCCTAAAATACCACCTGTGCCCATATCATCGGAGGATAAACTTCGTTTTAATGTGCGGCCCATTCTGCGGAATTGGCTCTCTGAATTTTTGACGAAATCTTCGACATCTCTATTCATAAGATATGTGTTTTCTTTAACTATATTTTGTACATCATTTGAGAGATTTATAGTTGTGTCTGCGACCCTAGCACGTCGCCCTCGGGCTGTTGGGGTTGTGGGTATCGGTGCGGGAATAACATTACCTCCGCTGCCAATGGGAACTTTATAGGGTGTTGGGGAGGTGGCTCCTAAACCTCCAACCAACCTGGCAAATGGCGCCATTAAATGTTGTCTGATTATTATTCTCGCGATATCAGACAAAATAGCATCGCGCAAAGATGCCCATTCAAGCTTCCCTTTAACAACAAAATCTACCAGGGCATCTTCCATTGTCTTCATACTGTCTACTACCGCTTCCTGAATCTGTTTATTCCGATCCATTATGCTATCGGCATAATCGGAAAAACCGATTTTCATATTACCCCATACATCATCAGTCAGAAGGCGTTCATGCTCCGCCCGGATTTTTTCCATCCGTTTGCCTATCGCCTTAAGAATTTCATCATGCTCTATGGTTAATGATACTTGTTTAGATAAAATAGTATAAATTCTTAATAACTGGTTATGCTCATCAGCCTTTAAGTTGATTATTCCTTTATATTCCTTTAACGCTTTGGATACAATCTGCCGGTTATCTTCAAGGAGTTTATTTATGCCTGCGATTCCCTGGCCTTTCTTTTTTAAATCAAGATTGAGTGTGATGGGTTTCATGAGATCTTGCATGAAATTGTTCCATTTATACAAAATGCCCTCAATCTTTGCGCCAACTTCCTCTAAATTCTCAGGGAAAAACATATAGTCTCCGGCTGCCGCCATCATTCCGAAGAAAGTACCTAAAGACTCAGTCGTTGCTGCAATTGCTGCTGCGCCAACTGCTATGTAAACCAAGGTTTTACCTAAAAGATCGCCCACTTTTACAAAATTGCTAAGCGCCTCTTGATTATTAACCCATGCAGTGGATAGTTGCTGTAGCTCTTCCGCCATACCGGCCAATACTTGCAGCTTTATGCCGCGAAGGCCCGCGCCCATATCTTTAAAGTTACGATTAACTTCATCCATGATAGCCATAGTGTCATCAGTAACAAGAGCTCCCCATTTTTCAAGATTTTTAGTTACTTTTTCAATACCGGCAGACGTTAGGTTCATCACCGGGATCAGCGCCGCGCCGGAGCGCCCAAATAATTTATTAGCAAGGCCCGCTTTTCTTGACCTATCGCCCATTTTAGCAAATTCATCCGTAATCTCTTCAAATACCGGCCCTGTATCGCGCATTTCCCCCGTAGTTGTTTCAAACTCGACGCCAACATCATGGAATATGCGTTTTGCCTCTCCTAAGCCGTAATTAGCATCGAGGATATTGATGTTTAGCCTCTTAAGAGCCTTAGCAACACCTGAGGCTTCCACCCCTGCATAAGATGCCGCTTGTATCCATCCCTGTAGCTTGCGCGTTGACATGCCGGCAGATTGCGCCATATCCTGCATCGTGTCTATGGCTCCAACACCTTCGGTAATAAACCTTTTTATTTGCCGAACCCCAAAAGCAAGTCCTAGATTAAGGGCTATAGATTTTAAATCTCTCTTTGCTTGGTAAGAGAACTTTTTGATAGTTTTATTAATTTCGCCAAACTCTTTTTGCACCCTGGCAAAATTGGTTGCTATATCTATTAAGACGCCACCGACTTTTTGAGACATTTACTTTTTATTCACCTTTTTGGAAGAGGGTTTCTTAATGATTTTACTTCCCATTATATTTTTAAATTTATCTTGCAATGTAATCTCCGGTTCCTTCTTTTCTTCTTTTTGTCTTTGCTTATTCCTAATAGTATAATATGCTAACTGATCGGTGATTTCCCGACTGTCTATTTCCAAAAGCAGCTTATTTCGTGTCATATGCAAATCATGCGCAAGCTGCATAATAAAAAATTCCACATGATTTGCTTCTAATTTTTTACGCTTTCATCTATCGATTTATCTGTGAGCCCGTTTAATTTAGCAGCAGCGCCAAATATTTTGTTCTGTATTATAGACGGTAACTTTTTATCAATATCTTTAATATCGGCAGCCTCTATACCAAATATATTATTATCACAGGCATCAACCGCGCACAAAGCTATAAGGACAGGTATCATTGTTGTTGGCGCTTCATTTGCATCTAATGTCTTATCATTTGCCATCATTTTGTGAAACAATCTCCGCTCAAACCCGCTCAATAATTTCACATAGATATCATATTCGAGGCCTTCGATTGGGACCAATTCTCTTTTTTGCGTTAATGCAAATAAAAGTTCCTTTGTTACTTCTTTACAATTTGGTTTTTCCATTTTTGTTACTTTTGTCTCTGACATGCAGCTTAAAAACCCCTTTCATTTCAATAGCTTCTACGACGATCCTCGTAGATCCTCGCCGAGCTCTTTGTTAAGTTGTTACTTTTGTTGAATATTGCACCGCACCTGTGATTTCAAGCACGGAATTAGCCGATACTTTACCGTTCACCGCGCCACTAGGCATAAAATTTTTACTATAGGCAAAAAAAGCAGCCCGGCTCGGCATAGCAGAATCAGTCTTAATGATATCGGTAAATAAAATATCGTATAAATTTCTCACGCGCCCTACACGATCTGATTTCAGCCCCTTCTGGCCCGTATCCGTGGCGTTATAATTGAGCGTCAATGACAGCTGACCTTCGTCGGGCAAACCCTTTAATTTTGGAAATTGAGAGTTGGAGCCCAGAGGGGTAATATCAATTACGGGTACAGATCCGCTACCCAAGCCGCCAAACTTCGTTACTTCGCCGATACCGCCCATATTGTATCCGGTAATAATTATATTTGTTGAGCCGGTAGCGCTGAAATCTCCATATATAGCAATAGCCGTGGCAACTACATCTTTAATTGCATATATATTCGTGTCTTGAGCATTACATATAATCAACATATTAGTTGTAAAACCGAGCGCTACAAAGTCAATCACGCCCGTACATTCAATCGCAGTTGATTTTATCTCCATGGTGGTCGAGTCAGAAGAATTGACTAATACGGTTGAAGCTCTTCTGAATCTCGTTCCTTGTGATTCCGTTGGAACCGGTGGTTTTGGCAGAGGTGGGCTAATATATGCAACCCAAGCTCGCGAATTTATTGTGCCAGCCCAAAGATTACTTTCTACTGTATCACCCCATATCCCATATACATCCGTAGAATATGCCGTGATTCCTTCCGCTTGCCAAATAATCCCATTTCCCGTGCTATATACTGAAGATTCACCTATATTTGCACTGTCACCGCATACATATAATTTTTCATAAAATACCTCTAAATGCCTACAATTATCTAGTCCGGAAAAAACTGACACCCATGAAGTTGCAGTTACTAATTTATACACATGTCCCGATGAATCACAACAATACAAATTACCAGCAAATTCTTGCATGCTTACTACATTATTATTGTTGGCAACAGAAAGCCCTGTGCTGGCATTAACCCAACCGGGAGAAATTGGATCCACTGTATAATATACTGAATCACGCTTATCAGAATTATTATACTGTCCGCAGATATAAAATTTGCCTGAATATTCTATCATTGCATAGCAAGAACGCATAGGATGAGATACACCGAACCAATCACCTCCACCATTATCAGTGTAATAATATCTTCCAGTCGTGCCATAAGCTATATTTGAAGTAACACCCATAAAAAGCCTGCTGTCTATAGCATAAAAATCTGTCCCCATAGGACGACTAGCCGTACCTACGATCTTTGTAGTCCAATCAATACCATTATCAGTATAATAAACAGTAGCTTTTGCATCACCAATCCCGCTAGCAAACAATCTCCCATTATGGACAATAAGCCGTCTACAATAATAACCCGTACCGTTAGGGCGTTCATTTGTCATAGTCCAATTTGTGCCGCCATCGGTAGTATAAGGGACTCCGTAATGACAGGAGGCATAAAGTCTATTCAAAAATCGCTTAAAATCGCGACAATAGGACGGAGAAGCAAGATGAGCTCCGGTGTTTTTTAATGACCAAGATAAACTCATATACTATTCCTAATTAGTAATTAGTAATTATTTAAGTTGTTACTTTTGTTGAATATTGCACAGCACCTGTGATTTCAAGCACAGAATTAGCCGATACTTTACCGTTTACCGCGCCGTTAGCAGAAAAATTTTGACTATAGGCAAAAAAAGCAGCCCGGCTCGGCACAGCAGAATCAGTCTTAGTGAATTCGTGAAATAAAATATCATATAAATTTCTCACGCGCGCTGCACGATCTGATTTTAGCCCGTTTTGCCCCGTATCAGTGGCATTATAATTGAGCGACATCGAAAGCTGGCCTTCGTCGGGCAAGCCGATCAATTTCTCGATCGCTGTTGAGCCAAGATGCGTAATATCTATCACTGCCGCTGCACCACCGGGCCCGTTAAAGTCCGTTACTTCGCCAATAACGCCCATATCATATCCGGTAATTACTATATTTGTTGCTCCCACGTTTGCAAAAGAGCCATATATATCTATAACTGTTGCAGATACATCCTTGATGGCATATATGGCCGTGTCTTGAGCATCACATATAATCAACATATCAGTAGTAAAACCGAGCGCGACAAAATCGATGGTGCCGGTGCATTCAATCGCAGTTGATTTTATCTCCATGGTGGTCGAGTCAGAAGAATTGACTAAAACAGTTGAAGCCCTCCTAAATTTTATCCCTTGTGATTCCATAGACATAGTCTTGCTCCTTTCTTAAGCAGTAGTCCAACTTACCGCGCCGGTTATTTCAAGGGAAATTTGCGCTTGGACTTTACCATTCACCGCGCCTGTAACTGAAAAATTCTGGCAATATGCATCGAACTTAGCCGCGTTGGTTGCAGCATCATTAAATTTTATAACTCCCGCCCGCCGCTGCCTGGCTGCCCTATCTGTTTTTAGCGCTATTTGACCGGCATCCGTAGGATCATAGTTAACAGACATTGTAAATTGTCCCTCATCGGGCAAACCTATTAGTTTTTCAACTGCAGTTGACTCCAGATGTGATACATCAATCACTGCCGCTGCACCGCCTGGCCCGCCAAAATCCGTAATTTCTCCAATTTTTTGGGCAGTACTTACAGCTCCGACCGTTGCGCCAGCCGTTGCTGCGGTCCAAAAAAACCTGGTTCCTTGTGATTCTAAAGCCATAATATTCTCCTTATTTGTATAATTATTCGTGATTCCATATTGAAAAATCCAAAACCCGTGTGTATTCCTTAACAACCGGATTATAGCCATCATATGGGGACATAGCCGATATAGCTGAAAAACGAGTAGCCGCCTCCATCGCTGTAACTACTGCATTAGAGACTTCACGCCGGGCATCTATGGCCGTCGCGAAAACTTTAATCTCTACTCTGGGATTTTCTAATCCCACATAGCCCTCTCCTAAGGCAATTTCTCTATGTCCGGAAATTCTTTTATACACTACTGACGGTGTACCATCGTTTTGCGGCCTATGCTCAGGATATATTTTTGCAGAAACAAGAGCTGTTAGAGCTGTAGAGGTTGTCAAACTACCATATATCCTGCTATATAACGACACAGTTTAATATCCTCTAAATTTTTTCAATGTTCTATCAAAGGCCTTCACACCTTTTTGGACAGCAACGCCATAGGATTCTTCAAACGACCTGGTAACAAATCTAGTGCCTCTCATCCCCGGATGTTGTATAGGGCCTATGAAATAATTATCGCCAATTCTCATGCGGATTTTTAGGCCTTTCTTCGGGATCGTATGTGGCGCGGCCCCAAATTCAACTATATTGGCATACCAGCCATCATATTTGTACTTTCTTCCTTGGGTAAATCCAACCCTATAATAAACAACCTTTTGCGCTCTTTTTAAGATTCTAACACTTTTAATAGAATTTTTTAGGTTACCCGGGGCCTTATCGGCTCGCTTACTTGAACCTTCAATGCCGCGCACTCCCACGGGACAATTAACGCGCATACTCTTCGCAAATACCGAAGCTGTAGCCCTTGACATAGAAACGGCGCCTTTGGTTTGCGCATGTTTACCATAAGCCTCCAGGGCTTTCATTGTTTCCGAAATCCCTTTTATTTGCACATCTACATATTCTTGCGTCATAGGTTTACTTCTTTACCTGGTATCATCGTTTAAAATGGTGATGGTTGCCGGCAACTTTATCTCACCATTTTCCCAAAGATCTCAAGGGTTATATTATCGTCCTGAAAATCAATAAATTTTTTTATATCATAAAAATTGCCTTTATATTTTATCTGACATAATTCATTTACTATACTGGTATATCTCATTGTAATCACTGCGTCAGCTTCATAATGAATCGCTTCATTAATAAAGCTTTCGCGCCCGGTTATAGGTTTAAATTTCGCCCAGACATTAGAGGATAGAGTCGTTATTGTAAGTATCGGCGCGCCATCAGTGCTTCTGGAAGTGCTGGTAGTTTTCACTATACTTACTAATTTATTCATTCTGCCTGCATTCATTATAATTTAAGACCCATTCTTACACCATCGTTTATAATAGAATTCTTATACCACCAATCATATAATTCTTCGGTTATATCCTTTGGTAACTGATCTTCATACATAATAGGAATTTCAGTCCAATTAGAAGAATACTCATTTGGATCAAACCTAAACCATGCTAGAAATCCTGTATTTGTATGTTTATATAATTTTTTCAATTGATTATTCGCATTCATTCCTAATTCTTAATTAAAAGAATATACTGTACATTTGTACTAAATGCCATTTACTCATCGGTGGAGTAATTCAATAAATCGTCCACCAGCCCATCAACAAACTCGTTTTTAATGTACCCAATTGACCGACCTTCGATAATCGGCTCCCTATGTTCGTATGCAACGCCGACGCGATATTTAAGCCACAATTTAGCATTCTCCGGTATAGTCGCAGTAGTATATCCCGCGCTAAAAGCGATCGATATAGCTCCCTCAACATCCCTTACATCGGTTGGCCATGAAGCATCATAGGCCAAGTAAATTTTGCCGGGCTCTGATTTGTAATCCACTGTATAATTTGTCGCGTTGCAGGTAGATGTGCCACCCGTTGAATTTATATAAGTTATAACAACATCTGCAGCGGTAGATGATAAAGGCGGCATTGGAATTGTTATGGTGTCGCGAAACATATCCAATTTCATTTCATAGGAAGTGGGGATCAATGCGCGTTTAATTTTGTTCTCTAATTGGATCCTGGCAGCTTTTATATATCCGGTTACTAAACGATCCTCCATTGTAGATTGTATTCTTAAATGCTCCTTTAATGCGCCTAATGTTATGGGCTCCGAAGTTGAAATAGAACTAACGATTAAGGATCTCATGTTGAGCCCTCCACCTCAGAAAGTACATGAATACTCAAATTCCCCCATACCAAACCATTCGCATCGGTGCTTTCATAGACAATTAAAGGGGCTTCATACAGGCCAGTTGAGAGCGTCGCTAATAAACCCAGATGCAATCGTACTTCCCCAGTTTCATATCCTCCGACATTCCATGTTATTGAGTCTGTAGAATTTGCTGACTCCAACACTTTGTCGTTAAATGTAAGCGTTATTTTATTAACGCCCGTTAAATCCACCGCAGAATTATTTTGTTTTAAAATTAAATTATTGGTGTTACTGTGTCCTAGATATACTTTTTCCATCTTTTATCGATTCTATTTCTAAATTTGTTATACTAATTATCTTTAACACTTCGTCTGTTTCTATTTCTAAAGCTTCTGTTATCTTACTAATACTTAATTTCATTCTTAATTCTTAATTATTCTATGGCCATCCTTGTTATTTTTTTAATAGATAAATTATCATTATTTGATTCTATTTCTAAATTATCTATCTTCTTAACAGATAGCTCTATATTATTTGGCGACAAACTACGCGATGTATTATTCATGATGACGTACACGTCGCTATCTCTAATAATCTGTAGATACTTAACCCCCAATAAAAGCGCGAGATTGCCAAGTCACCCATATGAATACCTCTCCGTAGTAATAACAGTGGCTCCTGCATCCCCCGTCGCTGCATATTCCTCGCCTGCATCGTAAAGCGATGTAAAATCATATTTATACCAGCCACGCCCCATCTCTGCCATGTTTTTATCAGACACAACCTCTGCATTATCTGACGCTCTAATGATAGAGATAGTCGGCACGGGAGACAATCCTATTCTCGGCGCGCCATTATTGGTAAAATATGATTTAAAGTATATAGCCATTTATTTTTCGATCTTTTTCTTTTTATCTTCCGGTTTAGCCTCATCTATATCAGCCTTCTTTATAGCCCGTGAAACTGGAATCAATATTTTATTGAAATCTCTGATTAAAGGCGCCTCTCCTTGATGGAATTTTCTATTAAGGAATCTGAAATCGTCATCATCGAATTCGGCAATTCCTTCATTGTCTTCGCTTCCTTCAATTATATTCATTACTTTGCCGTATTTATATTGAACGTCCATATTAACAGCTTGTGTGGCTCTACCTGTCTTAAGGTCCATCTTATTTACGCCCCGTTCAATCATATTGGCGATAGTCTCTATAACTATTTTTAAATCGGATTTTTGGGACGAAGGTATAAGATATTTTTCATAAAGGTCCGGACGTTCTCTCTTGAATGATTCTTCATCAAAAATATCTTTTCTTTCGGGGAGAAGGATGTTTAAATCAAGTGTTTTCATATATTTTATCTTGACTCCCTTATTCCCAAATCGTTTCTCAATACATTTAAAATATCTGCTGCATTAACAATAGCAACTAAATCATCAATCACATCTTTGCCTGCTGCCAATTCAGTGGCAGTGATGCCGATAGCAGCTAAATGAGCATCAGTTATCGGATCGGCTCCATTTGATGCAAATCCTTTTTGAATAAATGTTTTTATAGATACCTCAAGAAGCCGTACCTTTTTTGTAACTGCGGTTAAATTTGTCCTAATCTCTGTAGCAAAAGCTCGTTTTATACTCTCCTTTACTGCCATATTATTTCCTTTCTATACATGTTTCGCGTGAGAGCAATCATGCCAATGATTACCATTTTCATTTACAAAAACCCAGCCGCCTGGCTCGCCCGTCATTGTTTCGTCGGCTTGCGCATGGAGAATAAAATCCTGATTTCCTCCACCCTCATTATGTTCAATCGTGAAATTATTAGTATAATCATGCACCACAATACAAAGCATTTGTCCGTCAACGCCTCCGACAGTACCACCGAGGGTTACATTGCCACCTGATGTGTCGATATATACCGTATTAACGCCGGAGACATCAAGATTATCAGTCGGCCCTGCTGCTGATAATGTCGTGGTCCCGGATGATATTCTTGTTGTTACATCGAGAGATCCGGTTACTGTCATAAGGCCGACCGAATCTATCCGCAGCACTTCCACCAGCGTATCCGCCCCGCCATTTTGATTCACCGAAAGAATAAAATCCGCTTTGTAATCATCTCCCGTACCATCATGGCTAAATTGCATCTGTCCGAGAGTATGCTCCGTACCGTCTTGCTTTTCGCCTTTGCCTCTCCAAATACATTCTCTGCCACCCTCAATATTTTCTTCCGTAGAATTGTGGGCGGTGTAATATGGCACTGTAGATGTCATTTCTAAGAGCGTTTCGGGGGCTGTTTCGCCTACACCAAGATAGCCGCCAGTCGGCAAAAGTACCAAATTATGTTTTGTTGAACCATCTGAGTCTATTACATCTATTATCCCTGCATCATTTGTTCCATCACCGTAACCTAGTTCCAGGCGATCTCTGGCGTCATCTGCTGCATTATCTCCAAACAGCTTTAATTTCTTATTTCCATCTCCTAAACCGAATTGCCAAACCAGCAAATCTGCTACAGAATTTTCTAACATTCTTACTTCTGAAGCTACATATACTCTAAATATTTCTATATTTGCCCCATGAGTAGAATTCCCTGCATATAAAATTCCACTATTTGTTCCTTTGGCCATCACGCGGAACCTTCCATCTCCTCGCACATCTAATGCATATAATGGCGTTGCCGTCCCAATCCCCACCCTTTCATTGACCGTATTAATATTCATCACAGGAATCCCCCCATCGGCATCCAACCACTGATAAGCGGTGGTTGAATCTACTGCGTTTTGAAACACTGAAGTGCCTGTAACGCTGAGAGTAGTCGAAACAACCAAAGCATCAATAGTAATTCCCGCAATAGTGCCGCCTTCAACTTTATCCCCGCTTATTTGATTGTCAGCTAAGGTAAATGTACCTCCCGAGACATCCAGCGTTTTCCCTGCACCTACTGTTATATCAGATGTGGCCATCGTGCAGCCATCAATAACACCGCCGTCTATATCGACTTTTGGCAGATTGATCTCGCCGGTTCCTTTTGGCGTAATATCAATATTAATGTTGGGATCAGTGCCATCCGCGGCTAATGTAATCCCGGATAAGATTACGCCTGCGGCAGCAATATTAGTGTCGAAGGTAAGCGCAATAATGGCATCCGCTGTGATTGATCCGGCCGAAGTCATATTCCCCGCATCATCTACCTTGACATCAAGGCATCGCTGTATTTTATTACCTGTCAGATCAAAACGGCATAATTCATGATCTACTGCATTAGGATCACCGGCAATTCCATTCCACGCCGGTCTCATTAATATACTTGCCATAATTATTCCTAATTTAAAACTATTTTCCCCTCTTCGGTATGTGAATGAGATATGAATTGATTCTCTTCGCATTTACATGCCAAATTTTCCGAGAGAAATTTTATATTTTCATCTCTTTTTGAAAATCGACGCTCTAATATTTCTATCTGCCCCGCGCAATCGGTTTTATCGGTTTTCTGCGCCAATTCAACACTAATTTTATCCATTTTTTTATCCAAAGACTGAATCCACTTTTTAATGAAAAACCCTAAACAAATTGTCAACATCCCTAGCAATGCACTCTGAGTAATTTGAGTCATCAATTTTATTTATTCCTTTTTTCATATGGTGTTTTATCTACTGCAGTTTCAAAATTGTCCGGAACCCAACAGGAAGAATCCCGGACAATTTTCTCACAGTGGGCTCTTTGGCCCTGCGTATTCTTATAATGGATTTTGTCTTTTTGCTCTATTTTTTTTTCGTTCATTTTTTTTTATTTTTTCCTCTATCTTCGGAATATCCCCTATATTTCCAAATGCCATAAGCCTTCCATATTCCCCCTCTGAAAGCTCAGTTATAAAATCCCCTCTCCCACACCATTTTCCATTGTCTTGATTGACGCATGGGGTCAAAACTACCCACTTCCCGTGTATCATTTGCAGCCATCCCAAATCTTGAGCATCTCGGTGAGAGCGACCTCTGACCCTATATATTGCTCCACTTGTTTTGCTCCCATATCGCGTTGCATCATTGCCTGTTGGCGTCTTTGCTGCATCGCCCCTATTGTATGTTTCACTTTCTTTGAAAAGGCATCTTCTTTTTGCTCTTCGAACCCGTACAAAAACCGATTTTTCATTAGATCGGCCTCATCCGGCAAAATTACATTTATCCCCATCCCCTTCGCCAACCCGATAAAATATTCGCAGCTAGGCCTTTGTTTAGCATATTCTGTCCCAACTGCCATATCTACGCCAAATATAGCAATCTCTTTAAACCCGAGATACAACCCCAAGGCAATTTCGCAGGAAATTGTATTAGTTATATATCTACCGTATTTGGCAACAACCTCTGTGAGAGGGTATTTCATGGAATTCTTGATCGAAGGCCATTTTTTTTGCATATAGACCTGGCATTTAAGACTTGCTAATTTTGTAATATAGGTATCAACGGCTAATCCCCTGAAACTCCTACTCCCGCGCCGTGAAAAATTGAGACCATCGAACGCAATATTATGAATTTCAAACCATCGCGTCCACGGCACATCGGGAAAAGTGAGGAATAAATTATTAACCCCCCAGAATTCATAATTAGGATCCGTGACCGGCGCCAATGATTTTGAATCCGAGCATCCTATGATACATAATTTTTCTTTTATTCTTTTTGTCGGTGATACATAATTACATTCATTATCTTTTTTCATCAATTTACCTAACTTACCTTTCTTTTTTATTAATCATTAATTTTAATTTCCAACAAATACGGGGGGAAGGGCGCCCATCGGTAAGCGCCCATCCTGAAATATAAGATAATATGCCGCCTCAGCCTGCGATATTACCTCAAGGGGATTAACCCGATGTAAACCTAATTAGTTATACTATTGTATGCAACGTGCTTAAATTGCTCGGAGCATAGACCGGATCTCTAAACACCATAACCGACAGAGGGATGATGGACGAATCAGTACACGACACTCTCACACAAAAATTAGTAAAAGAACTAGCCGTAGCAACCAACTTGCCAGGTGTCAGAGTAATAATGCCCATTGCTTTCGTGGGGTAAACAGAAATTCCTGTGATAGTAGTATTACCCGTGGTTTTAACATATATTCCACTCGTATCAGGCTTTATATCTACCAGCTCCATACTTACTACAGCAGTGTCGCCAGTACCGGCATGAGTAACATTCATATTAGGAAATGCAACTTTTAGAACCGTTGTTAACGATACGGCAACAACGGTGGCAATACCGTTTAAAAAATTATGCGCGGTTGCGGCGCTTGCACTTGAATTCGTTTGAAAAGTAATACCATTTATTTCGAGCGATACAGCCGACGCGATAGTAGCGGCAGCGGAGCTATGAATCGCTATATCTACTGCATGAGCCCCTTTTATTAATCCTGAGGTGCTACTTGTGCCGATGGAAACAGCGGCACCTGAGATTGAAGACATACTGGCTGGGACTGTTGTAGCATCGCCGCCTAAAAGCTTCATTGTCATTGTGAACCCGGTAGAGACGGCTAGTCGTACCGTAGAGCCTGGAATCCATCCTTGCTGAATAACGGCTGCTGCTTTATGACATCCTGCCATACTAAATGACTGTGAATAGATAACAGATGAGGTACTATTCATGACTATAGCGGCATCCATTCTTAAATCTTCGAGTAAAGCTTTCATTTATTAATCCTCCCTTAATGAATTTTTATTAAATATCTTGTGTCCGATTAATGGTTATTACCGGACACAAGAATTATTATTTATTTAACTTATGCTGATTTTAATATGATAAACGGCGAAACTGTATTGGCTGTCGACCCTTCAAGCGGAATCGGTTCATTAAGCCAAGACTGGCCGTCTACAAACCAAACAATTCGGAATGCGGTCTCATCGTTTTGGAACAGGAATTCAGTGGATACGTCAACCCGTGGCCCTGATCCGTCTTTAATAAGATAATAGTCCATATCGCATAAAGTCAAATCGCCGGTGGTTCCCAATACCGGCGAGCGGTCATTCCACAGTATATCAAATCCTAACATCTTTGACGGCACACCGGTTGCCGCGTTTTGAATCCAAAGGTTATTGCTGCCGGCATCACGAATAGTAGCGAGTTGAGGGATACAGGTTTGGCTTGCTACCCATACTAAATTTCCACCCAGTTTTGCCCGTGCAAACATGCCTAGAACATCGGCATATGCTATAGTATTTGCCGTTGCGCGGGTATACTCGATTTTACACGACAGATTTAATATACCCATGGACATATTAACGCCTGAACCTCTGTACTGGTCATAATCCTCAGCGCCTTTTACTGCCAGTTTTAATTGTTTTTTAAGAAATGACCCACAGGCGCCCCAATTGTTCATAAGCTCATTGGATACCGGGATAAAACCCTTTAAACTTTTAGGCTCTAAGGTAACTGACCGGAGGTTCATATTCGTCTCGGTGATAGACAATGTCTCTCCACTATGTACGACCTGGATACCTCCATACATGTTCTGCGCTGCTCCCTGGTCAAGCGCAGGAAGTCTTATTTTTGAATCAGGTGGATCTCCAGGCTCTATAATAGTTGCGCGAGGTCTGACAATCGCTCCCTGAGGCGCTACGCTTTTCACTCCTCCCTTAAATAATTGATCCGGAAGAGCGAATCCGCCAAGTGAGCCCGTGCCCATTTTTTGCGCTGCTCTTTCCTGTGCCGGCGTTCCACCCTTCCTATAATAAGGCTTAAGTTCCGGAGAGTTACGGTTAAAGGCAATCGTTGCGAAAAACTCTCCGAGGTTTTCAAAGGCGCAGTTATTATCTCTATTGTCTCCGTCAGAATTGTCCCCTTTTTTGTCATCCATTTTAATATCAGGAATCGTGCGGGTTTCACTCTCCAGTTTAGACAATTTTAACTCACGATCAATTGATTCATTAAGTTTTCCTGACTCTTCGTCAAGCCCGTTAAACTTATTAATCTCATCCTCTGAGAGTTCTCTTTTCTCCTCATGCGCCTTTGTGAGAAGAGCTCGCATTTCCTCTAATTTTTTACTTCGTTCTCTTTGTGTTTTTTGCAAATCAGGCATATATAATTCTCCTTCTTATATGTTTTCATTCTGAACGCGCTCAAAATAGCGCCGATAAAAAGATAAATTTGGCCCTATATGATCAAATCTATTTTTATATATATTTTCTAATGATTCCATCTCAGCGGTATTGTTTCTGTAATTTACATCGGTGGTCTTATATTGGGGATACGTTACTATTGATATATCGCGTAAGGTAACATCCTTTATTTGTCTAAGAGCGTTTTTACCTTTACCTCTTTTTTCACCGGAGATCCAGTTTTCCTCATTAACCCTAAATGAAAAAGACTGCCCGGTTACATCGCCTCTCTGAACCGATGTGATAATATCACGACCTGCTGTTGTGTCCGGAGGATCGATGACGGACATGAGGCCCTTTTTATCCTCCGTTAACTCAAGTGTATTTGCTTTATTTCGTCCTATAATAAGAGAAGGGTTGTGATCTATTAGTGCTCTAACGTCATCGCCTTTAATAGCATTTTTGAACGCTCCTGGCATGATCTCTTCGTCAAACCAATACAAATCAGTTATTTCACCAAATCGGGCAGAGTAGCCCCTTAACTTTTTATCTTCTCCTTCAGCGTCTGCCCTGTATTCTATTGTGCCGAAAAAATTACGGCTTTCAATAAGGTTTATATCCTCATTATTCTTGGGCATCTTTTGTGTTCTCCTTTGTTTTCCTTGGGTTCTCTACATCTTCCATATTAAGCGGCATGAGATACTTTTTACCGGCGCCATTAGGAAGCGGGTTCAAGTTTTCTTTAGCCCGAATCTCATCTACATTAAGCATTCCCCATTGTCTCCCTATGGCATAAGCGCGGTATCTGGTTACTAGATCTCCCCTAAGAAGTCCATCTACGTTAAATTCAAAATATATGCGGGCCTGGTCTTCCTCCGGGACTAATTGTGTATTAACTCTCTGTTCTGTTTTTACAAGCCAGGGGAGGCAAGTGAAAACCACGAACGACTGCATGAATTGTTCTCTATTGGAATATACGCCGGTTTTTGAGGGCTCGTTTAACAATTCCAACGGGACATTATACCAACGGGCCACATCACGCACTTGGAACTCTCTGGTTTGTAAATATTGTGAGTCTTCATTAGAAAGTGAGGCGGCTTTATATGTCATCCCCTCTTCAAGAACGCGAATTTTAAATTTATTTTCACCCGTCATTTTTTTATTATAGGATTTTTCTATATTTTCTCGCGCTTTACCTTTCAGTATTGCCGGGTGTTCTAAATATCCGGATGCCCGTGCGCCATTTGCAAAATAAGTATAGCCATGATTTTCAGCTTCCAATGATAGATTTATAGATTTTTTTGCATACGTTATAGGAGATAATCCGGTTAAACCATCAAGAGTTAAATTTTTGCAATGGAATATACGCTCGGGAGGATATTGTTTTTGTGGTCCATCTTCATGATTATATGTATAAATGATTTTATTATTTTTTATTTCAGGAGTCATACGATTTGAATCCATGGGTAGGATTTCTGTAATATAACCACGATCATAATTTATAGCACCATAATTGTTCCCATTGAAATTTATATTGGTTACAAGAAGTTCGAAAAATTCAGCGCGCGTTTGTAAAACATTTGGCTTTCTAAATACTTTAGCAAGAAAATAAGTGGAATATTCTTCTCTACCTCCATCTTTTGTGCGTTCGTAACATTTAAATGGTAGTGTCCCTATGGTTTCTGATAATATTTTATTGCAGGCATAAACAGTTGCAACCTTAAGCGCTGCTGATTTTGATATTGAGTTAGACGATGAGCCTAATAGTTGATTAAACCAATGATCGGGATTGCGGATTGATGACCTGGTGAAAAAGTTTTTGAGATATTGTATTGCTCGTAACATTATGCTATCAAGCGTCCCCCAATATATAACAATAAATCATGAGGATATCCGAAGGATATCCTTTCTATTATTTTACAAGAGGTTATGGATTCTGTCAAGTTATTAACAGTTTATCCACAGGACAATATATGTGTTATCCACAAGTTATTCACAAGACAAGGTATTGGTTTGTTTATGTTATTTGGGGTGAAATAGAGTTATCCACAGGTACTATTACTACTACTTTAAATAGATACGTAGTATCCTTAGGGGGGTCCGGGGGGAATAAAGTCATAGATAAGTGGAGAAATGTCAGGTTGAGCGATTTGTTATCTGCACATTAATTTCATTGGATAATCACATAATTCTTAATATGAAATATCATCGGTGCAGCAGGGGCGTTACTATCGATATAAATTACATGCTGTACTTCGTTTGAATAATCACTTTCAAAGTCCGATTCATCAAAAGCAGTAAGAACGAAATAAAGAGACACACCGCTTTCCATATCCGTTTGTAGTGTATATTGATTAGCATCTGCCATAATTACAGATGGATCGGAGGTATAATCACCTGATGTATTACTTTGATATAGGTTGTAACCGTCAAGGTCAGTCTCTGTATTTCTGTCCCATCCGAATGTTATATTCACAACTTTTGCATATGCTGAGACTGCAAATAATATAATACATAAAAATAATAGTAGCTTTTTCATTATTTTCCCTTTCTTTTG